GAGAGCGACGATCTTGTCGTTAGATTCTAGATCGGCCTTGGCTTCGGGAGCTGCTTCGACTGCGGGCGCTTCTTCTGCCCCGGGTGCTTCGGCTACTGCGGGAGCTTCCTCGACCACGGCTTCAAACTTGGCGGCAAATTTGCCGACGAGTTCGTCGATCCGGGCGGAGAGAGCGGCGATGGCCTGCTCGGCATTAAACGCCGGGGCCGCCGGTGCTTCGGGCGCGGCTTCGATAACCGGCGCTGATTCTTTTACAGTTGTGTCCATATTAAGCGATTTGCGTGTGTCAACCCGTGCAGAATAAACGCCTGTCGGATTAGCCGCTGGAGTAGTCACAAGATCGACGGAGTAGAGCGTGCTGACGTCAGCCAGTTGGGTGCCGTCCTCTGCCATCCTGGGCACGCCACTGAAGCTGATGGAAAATCCGATTTGCCCAGGGAGTGTGCCAATTAGTTCGCTGAAATAGGCAAAGCCTTCGTGGCTTTCAAATAATGTGAGATCCGCACGGACGCGGCCGCCGTCTAAGGTAAAGTTTTCTAGGTATCCAATGATGTTGGAAACGCTAGAGCTGTGGTCAGAGAGTACCTTAACCTGACCTAGATCGTTACCAGCTTGGACGACTTGTTCCAGCGTGTCTGCGTCGATGACCATCCCGTGACCCAAAGCAGGGCCAGCGGTGATGACAGAAATTCCCTTAAATAGTTTTTGAGCCATGCCCGCGCATGGCATGTCAAATTACTCCTGCGGAGGATGCGGAGGATTCAGGTGGGCGTTAATCTTTTCTAGTTCTGCTACGGCCTTTTTCAGTAATGCCTCACTGCGTAAGGATGAGTTTGAAATCTGGAAAACGAACACAGGCAAAAGCAAAAGAAGTACCAGCAAAAAGAAAGCTGCTACAGCAAGCAAAACATAGATAAAGCCACCAACGCCTGTCATGTTCTAAGCCTGCTCCTACCCAGTAGGCTTAATCAACTACTTTCTCTTTTTTGTTTTTGGCTTTGCTCCGATCCCGATCGCCTTGACCACCATGTTCAACTCTTTTGGGGTAAGGTTAAAATCTGGCTCGTCACGCATTGTGAAGGTTTCTGTGGATGGAACTGATGCCTGCACTGGCTCAATCGCTTCCTCAAGCTGGGGCTGAACGGTGGTATCTTCTGGCAACGTTGCGGCCGGTGGCGTAACTGCCACGGCTTCAGTAGGAGCAGCGGGTGCGCCAGTGATCTGCACGTCTGCCATAGTCAGCCCAGCTTCCTGTGCCTTTTGCTTGATATAGATCTGCTCGGCGATCTTCTGATTTACGATCTCTTGCCAATCGGATCCGCGCTCTGCGCTGATGTCGGCCAGAGTCTTAATACCCATCTTTAGATCCTCACGGTCGGCGGCGCTGTCCCGGCTGGCGTCGATCGTAGTGCGGGCTGGGGTGTGATAGACCGCTTCCCACCACATCGCCATTCCCTTCGGCGGAGTCAGGTCGCCACGTTTGATTGCCTTGGCCAGTGCCCACTTGCGAACCCGTTTCAGCATCTGCTCGATTACCGCGTCGGAAATCTCATCGAATCGACGTTGAGCTTGCGCGAGAACAAACCGCTGGCTGGGGCCGGTAAGTTCGTTGGGTGACCAGATGTAGGCGTAGGGTACGCCAAGCCCGGACGCCACTGCCCGGATGTATTGATCCATGTGTTGCTGTAGATTCTGACTAGGCCGATCGTTTTTGATCTCTCGCAGTGTCTTGCCCATTGGAACGTTGACTAGGGCACCACCGCCGAAAAGGTTGTCGGTCGTTAGGTTTGTTGAATCAGTCTCTGTCGGGTTAAAGAATCCAGGGCCAGAGTTGGTCGTCGATTCGATGGCCATGCCGATCTGCCCTGCCCGCTTACAGGCCAGCATCTCGTAATCCAGAATCTCGTCCCGATCCAGTAGCAGATTGATGCAAGATGCGAGTTTGGATAGCGACCGCACTTCGTCTGCCCTATCCCGTTCTGCTAACAGAATTAAATCGGCGGCCTGCACTTCTGTGAACGTGTCGCCGTTTATGCCAGTGCGAATGTAGTAGCTTAAAGGGCGGCCAAACTTGTTCATGCGAACGCCGTCGAAAATCTTGGCGTCGTCCTTCACGTAAGATGGAGTTTCGCAGCGGTGCCCTTCCACCATCTGCAACATCGGCCAGCCGTCGCCGTTATCAGTCAAAAGTATAAAGATTTCATTATCGCGCAGCATCGTGCGGGTGGCCACTTGCTGCATCGCTTGGTAAGTAAGAATCCCGCGAACGTCACAAGAGCCTTCCCACATCGCCAACCACTCCTCAGTCGCCTTGTTCCAGCCCTCGTCCTTTGTTCGTGCCTGGCATTTGATCCCAGCGCCGATCGCGTTCCGCGTCATCGTATCAATCGCCCCGCGAACGATAGCACTATTGTAACAAAGCCAGCGGGAAAGAGCGGCGATCGATTGCCGAGATGCAGAGCTGACGTCCAGCTTTGTGTCGGCCAGTTGGGCGTCTACCCAGCGGCGTTTGCGTGGATCGTGCCGAGCGGCTTGTACCATGCGCGACCAGCTAGAAATCACTTTGCCGACGATGTCCATTTTAGTAGGTGGTTTCCTTAAACCGTGGGTAGGTGACGAGGCTCTGATCGCCTGTAAAGATTGCGGCCACCTCGGCGTCGTTCTTACCTTGGATCAAGCGCCATCCGTCCAGAGCTGCTTTCGCCACCTCGACGGGCGTGATCCCGGCGGTGACTTGGTAGCTGAAGGATTTACCAGCCACGCTTGCGTTAATCATTGTCCGGCCTCCGTTTTGAAAAACGGTTGCCTGCCCGGCTGCGATTGCTTCCAAGGCAAGGACAAGAGCCTGAGCGTTTTTAGACGCCTGAATCCAGAGGGAAAAAAGGAGAGCACGATCCACGACTCCGTTCCCATCGTGTCAATCATACCTTCGCCTCTTGTGCCATCGCTGCTTCCGCTTGAATCACCTTCCCCCACACCGCAAATCCAGCCAGGTAAGTTTCGCAATCGTATAAGTGGTCTTGCCTACCTTTGACCCGTATCCACTCATACACGTCCTTGCCGGTCTTGCGGTTAATCCGATGCGCCTTTCTATGGCTGGCCATGTGCTCCCGATATTCTGGGCTTACGTCGTGGGCCACTTCCCAGATCGGCCCCTGCCCTCTCCGCAACCAAGCCAGCAAATCTTGGCAGGCCGGTGAGCTGAGAAGGAGCAGGCGACAGCCTGCATCCGTCGGTTGATCCGAGCTATGCACCGACTTCATCCGGCCACCTTGCCCTTCAATGTAAAAGTATTGGCGTTCCTCACCTTTAATCGCAGTCCATCCGTAACGGGCGGCGATGCGGTAGGTGTCTTGGGTTTCGTATCCTGAGTCGATGCACGTATGAATGTTCCTGACGCCCAGCTCGGCCAGCGTGTGAGCCACGTCCTCGATCGTTCTCCGCCGGCCTTCCTCGATCAGTCGGCTCGATCCATCCCTGGCAAACGCACGCACCACAAACCAGAACTCGTCGATCTGCCTGTCGATTGCAGCCAGCTTAATGTGATCCGTTTCCCATTCCTGCTTTTTGGCAAAGGCTCCGGGCGGGATATTGTTCAGCTCGTTGTCGTCAAACTGATCCTCCCACGGCATCGCACTCCATCCGTTCACCCATCCCTGCAACCCGTGCAGATAATGCTTTTCCGTCAAAAACTTTTTAGCGCAATCCGCAAAGGTAATCGTCGGCGAGTACCAGCTCGGCAGGCGAAACGATCGACGGCCAGCTTCCGAGCTTGCGTTTGCCGCCACCCACTTCCCCTGCTCAATAGACTGACGGCGATTGCGTTCACTCCAAGGTGCGTCGCATTTTGTGCAGTAGTAGCTGGCAGTTTCCGTTACCTTTCGCATATCCCACTTGCCATCCTCTGATCGCGCCGTTTCATCCCATCGTATCTGCCCGAACTCCATCGCCTGAAACTCTCCGCACGAATGGCAAGGGACGTGAAAAGTCTCCTGCGTGCCAGCTTGGTAGTTGATCCAGATGTCGCCGGTGTTCAGCGTCGGGGTAGACGTCAGAACGTGCTTACGTTGCGGGAACGCCTTTGTCCGTTCTAACGCTAGGGAGTAAGCGGCTGCGTCCTTTTCAGATGGAGCAGCAAAAGAATCCAGCTCGTCCAGAACTGCTATGCAGATCGGGCGTGAAGAAAGATTGGCTGGACTGTTACTGCCAACCAGAGAAAGCGTCATCGTCGCAAACTGCATCTCTAGGATCTTTAAGTCGTCCAGATCTTGCGGGAATAGTCGCTTCACAGGCTTGCACTTCTCGAAGATCGGAGTCAGCCGCGTCTCGCTGTACGACCTAGCCAGATCCGCGTTTGGCATAACGAGCAACGCCGGCGCGGGATCGTTCGCAATTCTATAAGCCAGCCAGATGGCGAGCGTCAGCGTCTTGCCTGTCTGGGATCCCCAGCAAAGGGTGACGGTGTGAACGCCAGGATCGGCCAGTGCTTCCAGCACCCCTCGCACGTAAGGCGTCCACGTTGTGTTATATAAACCCGGCCGAGCGGTAAGCCTGCTGTCCAGTTGGATGTTTCGCTCCGCCCACTCGATCACCCCTGGCGGCTTTTCGTAGTGCCAGCGTATGCGTGCTCGTCGGCGTAGCTCCTCTTGAGCCTTGGTCACAGAGCTGCCTCTACCTGGCGCATGATCTGCCCGACTTCGTTCTCGACCTCTGCCTCCACTTCAACGGCTGGCCTATTCGCACAGATCGGAGCCAACCGCTTCGCCATTCCTTTGAGTAGTGGCACAAGTGCGTTGTCCCTTGCGGCCAGTACCTTATCGGCCTCGTCCACTGGCACCATCGTGCCCTCTGCCTGATCGATGTCTGGCCGGTCGCCCTTCATGCGGCGCAGTGCTTCCACTAGCTTTGTGTAGTTACTGATCAGCTCAGAGCGGTCGGCTCGTGTATCGTCCTTTGCCGATTCGCCCAGGCTCGCTGCCAGATCCTCAAGCCGCTGGATCTCCACGTCCAGCCCGCCGCCCTTCGCCTTCACGAGCGGCTGCGCCTCGACCTTCTTTCGCTGAAGGTAGACGGTGGCCCGAGATTTGCCCGTGGCCGCCATCGCCCTCTTAACGTCGTGATTAACTGGCCTACCCATAAGACACAACTATCGGGGGGCCACACTCAAGGAATTTACGGGAGTCGTTTCCACCGCGATGTTTCTACTCAAGGAGACTCCTAGTGTAGAAAAAAAATTTCTACTCAAGAGATTTTGCCGTGTCCTACTCAAGAGAAAAAACCGCGCTCTACTCAAGAGAATCTGTGCCCGTCTACTCAAGAGAATTTTATCACGCATACTCAAGAGCCTTTGCCAGTCAGCTCAGTGTACTTCTTTGCGATAGGCTCTGCGTAGCGGATAAACTCTGTACGCATATCTGCTGTCCAGGCTTCAGGCTTGGATCTGTTAGTGAACCACTGACTAACTTTAATCAGCGGAAAGAAGAACGGTTTGCGTTCGCTTGGTACGGATGTCGTGATCGGATCCGGCAGCATCTCTGTCCACAACATGATCTGACGCAAGGCGGCTGGGTCACCGTCTTGCAGTTTCTTCTGATGTGCCGCTACACGTTCCAACCGTTTGCCTTGCTCATCAGTTAGATCAACCGACTCTAGCAACGCAGACACGTTCTCACCTTTAGCCCGTGCGTTAGATATGATGGCACCGGCCTGAGCTGCCAGGCCAATTACCTCACCCATCTGCTCAAGCGTTTCGGTACGCCTCTTGTTTAGCTTCTTGATTACTTCTTTAAGTTCTTGCATCTGTCCCTGCCTTTCAATAGTGCGGCGTTGTTAAACTTAGGAATCTGACGACGCCGCTTGTCGTGGTGCTTCCTTGCTCTGAGGTCGTATGCCTCACGAGCCTTTTGGCTTTTCTGTGCTCTGACAGGCAAGCCAAGGCGATCAGTTAGACTGAGCACCCGCTTGCTAAAAGCCTGCTTGGTAATCTTGTGCTCCTTTGCGAGCTGGGTCATGGACTTGGTCGATCTGTTAAGCACGACCGCCAGCACGGACTGCTCCAACGTGTCGGCCATATTCTGAACGGCCGGATGGTCTGGCGCCTTCGTTATAAGGTAATGAAAGACCTGGGTGGTCAAAGCCACTGACGACGTTGTAACAGTCAGACCCAGCTCACAGAACGCCTCATGGACTAGATCCGCTATGCCGTCGATCCGGGTGGATATGTGGGCTGAACCGCATGGGATGCGTTCTAACGCTTGCTGATCTATCATATTAGATTAACCCCCTTAGTGCAGTCGTTAGTGCAATAATGGAAACGGCCGTCTGCATTAGTGCAATAATAGGCCCTAAAGGGCCTTTATTACTGCACCTACATGCTCCGCAATACTGCACTAGTGCAGTAATAGTTATTGCACTAACTCTAAAATGGCTCATTTGTCACCTTTTTGCTGAATAAGCCATCGCTGGCTTCTTCGATTAAGCCGTCATCTTTAGCCTGCTTCACACGGGCCTTCGCTTGCCGTTCCTGTAGCCCAGTGGCCTGTTGTACAAATGTAACAACTTGGGTGTACTTGGCCCCTTCAGGTAGCTTTGCCCAATCGATCGACGTTGCCCTACGGCCTACTGACTTTTCAGGCGCTCCCACCTCAATCCACGCCATTCCCTTGTCGGCATGCTTTAGATGAACTAGCGGCTGCGTCTTGCTGGCAATTAAATCGCTCGCAGTTACGCCAGAACGCAAGCCAGACCGCTTTCCGCGCTTGGTCACCTCTAGTTTATATGTGTACGTTCCTTGCTCATCCTGACCACAAGGCGACAGCATTAAAACGGCTCTGGCCCAGTTCGTCAGCTCGCTCGATCCAAATCCGCTGTACGCCTTGTCGTGCCCTTGGTAACCGCTGCCGTCCCGTGTTGGCTTTGGCGTATGGTGCATAAGCATCCAAGCAAATCCGCCAGATAGGGCGAGCGGGTTAAGCAAATTACGCAAAAAGCCACCGGCAGTCTCTTGGCTGGATAAGTCGCCACCGATAAACGCCAGCAACGGATCTACCCAGGCTAGATCGGGTTTATGTTTTTCAGCAAGGCGACGCATCCTGTCCACGAACCGTTCACCTGTGGACGTGCAGTCACGCACGATCACAATGTTTTGCTTCACCCGATCCAGCTCCTCTGCGGTCAAATCCAGCGCCTTTAAGATGCCCTGCAACGCCTCTGCCACGTCGCCTTCGTCGTTCTCCGCTTGCACGATTAGCGACTTCAACGGCTTGCCGTGTGGGCTAATGCCAAACAGATCACGGCCGGCCGCCCAAGTGATTGCGGCCTGTAAGCACAGCACGCTCTTACCAAGGCCACTGCTCCCAACCCACAACGCCGAACCTCCACGGCAAATCCACCTCTTGCCTAGAAGTTGCGTTATGTCGGCATCCTCCTTGAAGTTGACCAACTGCTCCCAGCTATACGGCTCAGGTATATCGCCATAAATCGTGCGCTCCATCCACTCCATGTAGGTCAGCGTAGGTGCGCCACACTCGACCAACTCCTGCTGCAAGCCTGTGGCCGTCCTCATAGCACCTGGCAACCGCGACAACCGGCCTGCGTCCTTGTTCGCCGGATCGGGCTTGCTGTGCTCTAGGTGCTTGTAGATAAAATCCACTCGTTCAGCGAATTCCTTGGCATTGGCTGCCCTAATCTCCACCCAGGCGTGCAGGCTGCGTGCCCCGCTTTTAATTATTGCGGATGTAGGCAGGCCACTACGCTTAATGATCGCCCACTGTTCAGCCATAGTGCTTTCATCAAACTCGATAAGGCAGTGGCGATATTTGACGATCGATTCAGCTTTCCGATTCTTTCCATTGTTGGCGTTGATCGACACATACACGCCCACTGCATCGCCTTGCCACTCCTTCAGCCCGTCAGCCTTAAATAGTTCTAGCCATTCCTCCCGGCTTCGCGTCTCCCCAGCACCGTCCGGCCGCTCGCGGTCGCCGTCTTTAATGGATCGGCAGATGTTGATCTGATCGCCCACGTCGAAACAGGTGGTTAAAAATTTATCTACCGGCCCACTCTCCACGCTGATCGGCATCGGCGGCACTGGCAGATCCTCACGCACGATCGCACCATTCTGATAGCCATACTTGGCTTTCGGCCTCCACGCCTCCCTGGCTGGCTTGCTGAACGCGGATCTAACCGCACTGACGGCCTCGTTCTGCGACAGCCCCACCTTAAATGCCCACTCTTCTGCGTTGGTCGTTGCGTCGAACTCGGTCAACCCTTGGTCACGCCATTGGCAGGCCAGCTTAAAGAGCTGCGTGTTGCGTTCACCTTCAGCGGCCCCGTTACGATGGATGGCTTCGATTGCGGGGGGTAATGGTGCAATCATTTGCTCTCCTTCGTTTTCTTCTCCTCGACGGCTTTCGCCTTAAATCCCTCGGCCTGCTTCAGCATTTCGGTGGCCATGATAACGGCCAGATCCAGCCGAGTACGCACTGCATCATACTGCTTCTTCATCAAATTCTTCTTCGCACGTTCGAGCACGGCGAGATGCCAGGTTAAACGCTTTACGCTCACCACTGCCCCATTCCCCACCTGTGGCGATTGGCGCGGGCCTGTCGCACACAGTTGGCGTACTGCTCCGGCGTGTAGGTGCCGATGACGCGGGCGGAGAACATGGTTATGATCATTTCAAGCAGCTCCTTGTCGTTCATTTTCAATCCACTCAATCCTTTCCCCAATCCAAGCCATGCACGGCACAGCCATAGAGTTTCCAAGAGCCTTGTATCGTGGCCCATCGGGGCATTGATCCGCTGGCTTGTTACGCCAAGGAATCAGCGTGTGGTCATCATCAAAGCCTTGGAGTCGTTCACATTCTCTTGGTGTGAGCCTGCGTACTGCCATCCGATCCGCCGGATTGATGACTCCACCAGTATGATTGATGTCGGATGCTGAAGACGATATAGACTGCGACTTGTCTCCAATTGTTTTGTTGTAGCAATCGACTGCAACTGCCCCAACAAGATGAGCGTCCTCATTATAAGGCGCCCAACCAGCTTGACCCTGCATCTTGCTTGTGAGAGTTGGTGATGGATCACGGAACGCAATCGCCTCCTGCACTAACGCTACTGCCACCCCATGAGTAAATTCCTTTGTCATTGTGTGTGCTGGATCTCCAATTTTTCCGACGCCAACACCTTGACGATTTATTTTATCGTGTTTTTCTGGGTCACGATTTGCATTTCGCAAATCAATTGGAATAGCTGGAACAAGCAATCTTCCGCTTGTTAAATCTTGATTGCCGATTCCTTTGTAGTCTCTTGCTAAAAGCGTATCAGATGGAGCAGATGGATTATTCCAATGTGATTGGTTTAACGCTTCGTGAACTGCCTTAATCTCCATCAAGGCTTCGTCACTACATCCTCCTCGACTTCCTTTGCATTGGGTGATTGTTGGGCTAACTCCAACGCCTGCTTCAACATCGGTGGCAACTCCTTGCCTCGCTTCTCTGCTCGGCGCAGGATTCCTGCGCACGCTTTCGGACTCAAATAAAACCTTGGCGGCAAAGTTCCCTTTTCCAAGATGTGCGACAACGAACACACGCCTGCGTCTTTGGGCCACTCCGAACCATTGAGCGTCCAAGACTCGGTATGCCCACTCATACCCCAGCTCCCCCAACGCTCCGAGGAAGGAACCAAAATCTTTTCCTCCGTTAGATGACAGGACACCGGGGACGTTTTCCCAGACAAGCCATCGAGGTTTGAAACGTTCAGCGATCCCAAGGTATGTAAGCATAAGGTTACCTCTTGGGTCTTTGAGTCCTTGTCTAAGTCCTGCGACGCTGAATGATTGGCAGGGTGTGCCTCCAACCAGAAGGTCGATTGTTCCGCTTTGTATTGGCCATTGCTCATATTTTGTCATATCTCCTAAGTTTTGAACCTTCGGCCAATGGTGCTTCAGCACCGCCGCCGGGAATGGTTCGATTTCTGAAAACGCTACTGGCTCCCATCCGATCGGCTCCCACGCTTTAGACGCGGCCTCAATCCCACTACACACGGATAGGTATCTCACTTCATCACCTCCACCATCGCCACTTTTGGCAAGCGCATTGCGTTAAACTGCTTCTCACTTGCGGCAAACACGTCCACAACGGGCAACTTTCCACCGCTCGCCTTTTTGCTTTTAACTGCCGTCCCGGTATCCACGGCCACCCACTCCCGCTTGCCGCCCATCACTCGGATCTTTGACCACAGCGGAATGATGTCTGGATCGACGGCGCAGTGGCGACCAGCACGCAACCTGGTGCCAGTGCTCGATTGATAGCGACTCGACCACTCATCCTCACCGGGCCAGTAGCCAGTGATGCGAACTTTGATTTTCTTTACGTCGATCTTTTTGGCCATCGGGCGCAGATCGATTAGAGCGTTACTTAGCTTTGTCGTTGTAAAGCCAAGCAGGGCGAGGATTGAAAGCAGCGTCCTCACAGGCCCGCCCTTATCCGATCGATCAGATCGTTCTCGCGTCCTTCAGCAGCCGCCAGCGCAGCCTTAGCCTCTGCCAGCTCACGAGCCAAGGAGCGCACGCGGTTCAGTAACTGCTCGTGGGTGGATTGTTCCGGCAGGATCTCGATCACAACTTAACCTCACGCGGGTCGTACTTTTTCAACCAACGCCACACTTTGCAGATCGACGTAAACGCCTCGAACGCCTGCGCAACTTGCTCGGCCGTATAGCGAATGTCCTGCAACTGGCCGGTGACTGGATCTATCAGAATGTTTCGGCAGGCCATTCCGTCGTCCGTGAAGGCGTACGCGTAGGCACTAAGTTGCAAAAGATCAGTTTCATAGCCCGATGCTTTTGAGATACCTTTTGCGTCTTTCTTAAATTTCCTAGTTTTAAAATCGACCACCTCAATCTTGCCATGAATGTCGGCGATTAGATCGACTCGGCCCGCATAACCTTCGACCTCATTCACTAGCACTGACTCACTGGCGTGCACTTTACCCACGCAACACTCACGCCATTCTTTTAAGCCTTCATAATGCTCCTCGTATCCTTTGACTAGGTCACCCGGTTCCTGCCGATTGATTATCATTTCAGCCAGGGAATGAATGTGAGTTCCGCGAAGTGCTGCCGCCTCTACTTCCTTTCTGCTGTCTAGGACCACCCGCTTTGAGAAATCAGACAGCGATTCACCATCGTTGCGCGGGAGCGAAAGAGCCGCAGCGATCGCCTGCTCCTCTTTCCAGTTCATCAGCCCTTGCTTGCTGGGGCCAGCCGCTCCGAGGATGGTGGTCACTGACGGAAATGCCCCCACCTTCCGAGCGGATCGCAAGTCACCGTGGCACGACTCACCTGACGCTAGGTAATAGTGCGACGACTCCGTCTTTGCTGTGGCAATAAGCGCAGCCATTACTGCCAGTCCTTAATCAATCGCATGGTCATAAGGGCCAGCACGACTGCTGTGGTTGGGAACACGATTTGAACTATCAGAGTTAGGATTTCCATGGGGGGATTCTTTCTGGCCTTGGCGGGATAGAACCACCTCGGCCAATTTGGCTAGAACGGCACGGGTGTTCCGTCGGCATCTAACTCGACGACGGCTGGTTTCGGTGCGCCAGGGCGATTGCATTTCCTGACGAAGTCTTTATCGACTTTGATTTTGTTTGCTCCGGCAGGCAGTACCGCCTGCACATTGGCGTATGTAGATCCGTCACGATCCACATGAGTGACGAGGATTTGGCACGGCTTACCAATCAGCGTTTCCAGATCCAGATTCTGCGGTGGAGCCTTCTTGGCATAGGTTTTTAAGTCTTTAAACAAAGCCGCCTTTTCATGCAGGCTTAGTCCATAACGCCGGCCAATGGTGAACGGCCGCCCGTCCTCCATTTTCTCGGCGATTTGCCAGACCAACCTGATCTGGTGCTTCTTTCCATACTGCGTTTCTACTTCGCCCAAGTCCTCAACGTCGCAGAAAACTGCGTCGTGATTTCCTTGCGGGGCCGGCGTGTAACTTCCCCCTCTGCTTGCTACTATTGGCATATTTTATTTTTCTTTCTTGGTTTGGGTTTCTTGGATTTGCTCCGACTACTCGTCGTCGCAAAAATCGTTATTCCTGTGCGGTTGGTTAAGGTCTTGGAACTCACGGTCGGCGAGATGCCAAGCGATCTCGTGCTTGCGGGCCAGTTGCTTTGCCTGGTCGATCTCTCCTCGGTTCAGCGCCTTTACAACCCTCTCGGCTGAGTTGCGACAGGCCATTACTTCAATGTTTTCGATCAGGCGGAATTTCGTCAGGTCGGTCATAATCAGCCCCTGCGGTTGTTGCCGTAGTAATCGGCGAAACGCTGATTCTCATATTCAGAGTCAGCCCTCTCCCGCTCATAGACGTCGTACTCGTAGTCCGGCTTGTCGTTGTTAATAGGTGTATCGTTGGTTGGTTCGCTCATTTTTTCTCCTTCATCGACAGGCGGAATGACTTGGCAGTCATCCCCACTGCTTCAGCCGTCAGGCACTTAGTTGTGAAGCGCCAGATGCGCCAGCCCAGGTCGGCTGCTGCACGATACTTTTCGCAATCTTTCACCATCCCCATCCCTCGCCCGTGACGGCCTCCAAACGGTAGGAACGCACCACCGTCCAGCTCGATCGCACAGCGGGCAGATTTGCAGGCAAAGTCGAAACGCCATTTGCGGGTTGGGTGAAACGTGTGCTCGGCGACTAGCTCCGGGCCGCCAGCCACAGTCCAAAGCACGATAAACTTTTTTGCCAGTGCGCTCACGATTGCGCCCTCTTAAGCAGGCTTGCGACCACCTCTTGAATGCCGTCTAGGTCATTACGCA